ACCGCGAACGGCTCCGTCACCATCACGGCGACGAAGGGAACCACGTTCATCACCACGGTGAACGGCTCGCCGATCGTGTCCTCGCCGACGCTGAACGGCCTCTACCCGAACGCGCTGCTGACCGCGGTCGGCGTTGCGGGCGGCGCCTCCACCATCGTGTCGATTTCCGGCAATGCGTCGCCGTACTCGATCACGCTGGCCGGCAACTCGACCGCATCCGCGACCGTCACCGCGACGGCCTCGAAATACATCGAGACGTTCCTGCGCTGGCCCTATCTGAACTCGGCAGCGGCATAACGGAGGACCCCATGAGCAAGATCACCGAGAAGCTCGACGCCATGCGCGGCGGCGGTCATCACGTCCCGGTGGGGCTGGATGAGGTGCTGCTGGACATCGAAGGCCGGCTGGAGAAGCTGGAGGGCAAGAAGCCCAAGCCGGAGCCGAACCCGCTTGACGGGGAACGGTCGGATAGCTGATCTGTCGGGGCGGCTCGCAAGGTCGCCCCGATTTCCTTTCACCAGAGGTCTATCAATGGACGAATTTGGCCAAGTTTTCCCGTTCGCGGATATCGGACAGGGCGGTAACGTCGACTATGCTGCGATGAACAAGGGTATCACCCCGGTGTTCTTCATCGAGCCGGTCCCCGACGAGAAGGCGACCGAGGCGGCCGGTGCGGTGCGCATGCGCGAGCAGGAAATGGTCCGCATTCACGTCGCGGGCGACATGCTCAACGTCCACTGCTCGCCGGTGCTGGCCGAGCACAAGGAGCGCTTCGCGGTGCAATACGAGGCGTGGCAGACCAAGCGCCAGGCCAAGCACATCGTCGGAACTCCTCTGAAGAACTGGCCGATGATCACGACGATCCGCATCGCCGAATTTGAGGCGATGGGGATTTTCTCCGTCGAGAACCTGCGCGACACGTCCGACACCAACATCCAGAAGCTCGCCGACGGCCGCATCTGGCGCGAGAAGGCGTCGGCGTGGCTGGAATCGGCCGAAAAGAACGGGGTTGCGGCCAAGTTTGCGGCCGAAAACGAGCGGCTGCGCGATGACATGGAGGAAATGCGCAAGCAGATCGCCGATCTGTCCGCCCAGATCGCCAAGGAACCGGAGCAGCGGCGCGGCCCCGGCCGACCGCGGAAGGATGAGGCGGCTTGAGCATCCTTACTACCCTTCAAGTCGCGATGCCGCTGTGCGGGCTCCCGCTGCCCGTACAGGCGGTGTCGTCGACCGATCCGACCATTGCGAAGTTCGTCGCGCTGGCGCAGGACCTCGGCGACGAGCTCCGCGAGCGGTTTTTCTGGCGCAATCTCAACATCGCGGGCCAGATCGTCGGCGACGGCTCGACCACGCTGTTCGCGCTGCCGGCCGATTGGGCTGAGTTTTCGCCGGGGCAACGGCTGTTTTCCACGCTTTACCCGACGCTTCCGATTTACGGCCCGGTGACGAACGAGCAACTGGCGCAAATGAAGGCGTCCCCAGCCTTCCCGACGCGGCCGGTCTGGCGGATCATTGGCGGCACGCTGGAAATCTGGCCGGCGCTCGCCAGTACCGAGACGGTGACGTTCAACTACTACAGCACAAATTGGGTTTCGAACGCGGCCGGCATCGTGCGCCAGCCCGGCTTCCTGCTCGACAGCGATTTCTCCATGATTGATGAGATCGTGCTGCGGCGCGGTCTGATCTATCGGTGGAAGGAGTCCAAGGGGCTCGACTACGCGGAGGCGCAGGCGAGCTATCAGCATTCGATCGATCGCGCGGCCGGACGCGAGGACGCGGAACGGATCGTGTCGACCGCATCGAAGCACCTCGAGCTGGACGGATGGTTCCCCGGCACCGTGGTCTATAACCCGCCATGAAACCGCAGGCCCGCCGCAAACCGGTGTCGATCCCCGGGTTCCTGCCCAGCCCGACAGGTGGCTGGTACGTCGGCGCCAACCTGTCCGAGGCCCCGAAGGGCACCGCCTACATCCTCGATAACGCCTTTCCGCAGCTTGATTACGTGCGCATGCGCGGCGGCTCCGCTGCCTACGCCACCGGCATGGCGAACGCACCGGTCGCGACGCTTATCCCCTACGCGGGCGCCACGGCGGCCAAATTCTTCGCCTGCTGCTCGGGATCTATTTTCGACGTGTCGGGCGCCGGCGCGGTCGGCGCCGCCAAGGTGACCGGCCTCAACACGACCGCGAACATGGAATTCATCCAGTTCACGAATACCGCGACATCATGGCTGATCGTGGTCAATGGCGTCGACCCGGCGCAACTGTTCGACGGTACTACGTGGGGGACGACCCCGGCGATCACCGGGCTGACGCTCGGCCCGTATGCATTCATCTGGCCGTACAAGAACCGGATCTATGGCTGCCACACCGAGGGGTTGTCGACATGGTATCTGCCGCTGAATTCGATCGGCGGGGCGGCGACGCTGTTCGACCTCTCCGGCATTTTCCGCTACGGCGGCTCGATCATGTGCGGAACGTCGTGGTCGATCTCGTCCAATTCCGGCCTCTATGAGGTTTGCGTCTTCATCACCACCGAGGGCGAGGTCGTGATCTATGACGGGCTGAACCCGGCCGATACGTCATGGACGCTGAAGGGGCTCTACAAGATTTCCCGGCCGCTCGGTCGGCGCTGCATCATGAAGACCGGCGGCGACATCGCGATCATGACCGAGGACGGCATCGTCCCGATGTCCTCGGTGATGACGCTGGACCAGATCGCGCTGCAGAACGTCGCGGTGACGAAGCCGATCGCCCCGGCATGGCGTGATGCTGTGGTGGCGCGCCAGGGGATCGCCGGATGGCAGATCACGACGTGGCCGTTGCAAAGCATGGCGGTCATCAACCTGCCGAAAACGAATGCGGGCGACAAGACCCAGTTCGTCGCGAACGCGCGCACCGGCGCGTGGGGCCGCTATATCGGCTGGGATGCGAACTGCTTCGCGGTCTACAACAACGCGCTCTATTACGGATCGTCCGACGGCCGGGTGATGCAGGCCGAAACCGGCGGCCAGGATGATGGCGCCAACTACACGTGGACGGTATTTCCGGCATACGACAACCTGAAATCCCCCGCGATCACCAAGCATGTCAAGATGGTCCGGCCCCGGATTCAGTCGGCGTTCCCGATCACGCCGCAGGTTACCGTCAAGGTCGACTTTGACACCACGAAGCCTATCGCGCCAACCGCGAGTTCGGCGGCGGCGACCGGCGCGCTCTGGGATACGGCGCTCTGGGATGGAGCGACATGGCCGCCGGCCCTCTCCGACGTTTCGAACTGGATCGACGCCGAGGGGTTCGGCGCCAACATCTCGCCCGTGATCCAGCTCACGCTTTCGACGAACTCGACGCCGGACGTGCGGCTGACCGCGATCGAGGTCCTCTATGAGAACGGAAACCCGCTTGGTTAGGCAGGACGATGAGGGCGCCATGGCCTACCTGCTTGCACGGGTGCCGGTCCATATCGAGCCGCCGTTCATCGGGCTGCTGATCGAGGCGCGCGGCAAGACGATCGGCGCCGTGATGGTGAACGACTACCGGCCGGGCGATAATATCGAGCTGACGGTCGCGATCGGCGGATTATGGAATATTCGGGATTTTCGGGACATTATCCGCTACTGTTTCGCGAGGTCGCGCCGCATCACGATGAAGACCCGCTGCGACAACGCGCGAGCACTGCGGATGCTGGAGGCTTTGGGGTTTCGGCGTGAGGGCGTTTTGCGTGAATGGTTCGGCGGCGTCGACGCCGTGGTTTACGGGCTGTTGAAGTCGGAACAGAAGATTGTAAGGCACATCTGATGCAGGACGCCCCCACACCTCCAGATCCCTACCAGACCGCGGCGGCGCAGTCGAAATCCAACATCGGGACCGCGACCGCGCAGCAAAACCTGAACATGGTCGATCAGACCAACCCCTACGGCTCGCTGAATTACACCCAGACCGGCACTAACCCGGACGGCACCCCGAAATATTCCGCCGCGACCACGCTCTCGGCGCCGATGCAGGGGATTTTCGATCAATCGACCGACCTTGGCAATGCGCTGTTGTCGAGCGGTGCCGGCGCGCTCGGCGGAAAAGGCCTCGATCTCAGCTACAACGGCACCACGGCAGCGCTCGACAGTCTCAACCGGGCCCGGCTCGATCCGCAATGGGCGCAGAACACCGATCAGCAGGAGTCCAAGCTTGCCGCGCAGGGCCTCACGCCCGGGATGCCGGGCTATGACAACGCGATGCGCATATTCAACCAAGGCAAAAACGACGCCTACAACTCGGCGAATCTGGCGGATTACGGGCTGTCATCCCAGAATGCCGCGACGCAATACAACGCCCCGGTATCAGCGCTTGGTTCAATCCTTGGCGTCGCGCGCGGCACCAGCCCGACATTCGGCACGACGCCGCAGACAAACGTCGCCGGAACCAACCTGTCCGGACTGGTGGAGCAGAATTACCAGCAGCAAACCCAGAACACCAACGCGCAAAACGGCCAGGTCGCCGGCCTGATCGGCACCGGGCTCGGGATCGCGGCGGCGCCGTTCACGGGCGGGGCCAGCCTGCTCGGCAGTGCCGGCGCGATGGGCGGACTGTTCGGGACCGGGGCGACGCAGCAAAACCCATACAACAGCATGCCGAAAGCTGGAGTTAATTTCTGATGCTCGATTTCAGCATCGACACATCGGGATCGCAGGCCGACGTGCAGCGGCGGCAGAAGCTTGCGGACGCGCTCTTGCAGCAGGCCGGCGACACCTCCCCGGCGGCGGGCGGCAAATACGGTGGCTGGCTGACCGCGCTCAACCGCGGGCTCGCCGGAGCGCTCGGTGGCTATCGATCGGCGGCACTGACCCAGGAGGATAAGGCTGGACAAGCCGCCGCCAATGCGCAGTTCGCCGCGTTCCCAGGCTCGACACCGCCGAACAGCCTGCCGTCGAGCGCGCCTCATGCCCCGCCGACCGCGGCCGCGGCCGCTTCCGGGATTGCGCCGCAGCCCGACACATCGGGCAAAATCTACAGCAACGATGAGCCGTCGCCGCTCGATCCGCCCTCAGGAGAGGATCGGCGCAAGATGATGGCGACTATTCTGGGCGAGGCCGGCAACGAGCCGCAGCTCGGCAAGAACGCGGTCGCATCGGTGATTCGCACGCGCGCGGTGGACGGCGGCTATGGTGGCGACACCCCGGCCGGGGTTGTGCAGGCGCCGAACCAGTTTGAGCCATGGAACACGGATGCGGGCCGAGCCCGGATGGCGGCGGCGCTCGCCAACCCGCAACAGGCCGCAGCCGCCGACGCCGCGATTGCATCGGCCTATGGCGAGGGCGGGAAGGCGCCGGAAGACCCGACTGAGGGCATGACGCATTTCTACAGCCCGAAGGGCCAGGCCGCGATGGGCCGCCAGCCGCCGGCATGGGCGGGCGGTGACAGCGTGACGATCGGCGGCCATGTGTTCAACTCACCCGACGACGCGGCGGCCAAGCCCGTGCAGGTGGCGTCGAACGATGCCGCGCTCCCCGCCGGCGCTGCGCCGACGCAGGGCTTTGCGGTGCCGGGCCCCGCGGCACCGGCGCCGGATAACGGCGTGCGGCAATGGGCGCTTGGCGTGCTGCAAAACCCGCGCTCGACGCCGATTCAGCAGCAGATGGCCAAGGAGGCGCTCGCCTCGACGCTGAAGCAGGAAACGCACACCCAGGAGACCGATAAGGACGGCAATGTCTGGGATGTGAACCGGCAGACCGGGCAGAAGACCATCGCACTCAAGGCCGACTCCGATCCGAAATGGGGCATCGTCGGCCGGGATAACGCCGGTAATCCGGTCTATGGCTATCCGCCGACCCGCGAAGAAGCGGCGGCGCGCGCCAAGACCGCCCCGCCCGATACCAGCGTTGATAATTCGACCATGACGGGCGATGAATTCCTGAAGACGCTACCGCGCGGCGAGGCCGACCTCGTCAAGAAGATCGCGGAATATGACGTCAATCCGGCCTCGCTCTCGACCAAGGGCGGCCATCGCGAAGACCTGCTGAAAAAGGTCTCGCAATACGACCCTGATTACAGCATGCCGCTCTATGCCTCGCGCGCCGCGGCGATCAAGGAATTCGGCTCCGGCGGCCCGTCGTCGCCAGCCGGCCAGATCACCGCAGGCAATACCGCCATCCTGCACGCCGGAGAGATGAGCGACGCTCTGGAGAGCCTGAAAAAGAACAACAGCGGCGTGCTCGGAACGGTCGGACAGGCCGGGATTCCGTTCGCCAGCTATTACGCTCAGAAGGCGCACAACGCGGGGATCTCCGGGACCGGGACCGAAGAGGCCAAGGCGCTGTCCGAGTTTCGCACCGCGAAGAACCACTTTTCGGAGGAGGTCACGAAATTCTATGCCGGTTCCGGCGGCTCGGAATCGGAGCGAGAGCGGGCGCTCGCCAATATCGACGAGGCCAAATCCCTCCCGGAGTTGCAGGCCGCCATCCAGCAGGAGGCCCGCCTGATGGGCGGGAAGATCAACACCCTGCAAGACCGGATCAAGACCGCAATGGGGCCGTCGGCGTGGAAGCGCGCCATGAAGGAGGCAGGCGGGCAATTCCCGATCGTGCAGCAGCAGAGCGCCGACCAGCTCGCGAAGATCGAGAAGCGCGCGGCTGGCGGCGATGCGTCCGGCGAC